AGAAATTTGATGACATTCAAATTGATGGTAGTTCAGCTTCGGGTTACCCATTTAGACAGGGTAGCAAGAAGGCTGAAGATCGTATAGAAGCTACAAATGTAGCTATGAGTTTGATGCAGGATGAATGTCAGTTCAGAGATTATATAAACGATCATGTCTGGTATACGACTGGACGAGCTCGTATTCAGAAGGCTGGTGCGGAACCAGCTAGTAGAATTATTATATATGCCGGTTACACTTATTTGTTGATTGCTATGTTAGCTATTCAGCCGTGGTGTCGTTTTATGAACCGCACGTTTGATTGGTGTGGTATTGGTTTTTCCTGGATGCATGGCGGTGCTGGAAAACTAGCCACATACATGAAGGCGGACAAGGGGTATGCGCCTATCGGTTTTCGTTACGTTTCTTTAGATGTAAGCGGATGGGATACGAAGCTTCATCATGATATTATGATGTTGCTCCATAGATTTTATCACGGTTTATTGATAAAGATTGGAGTTCCTTCTGCTTACCGCAAGATGCTTGAGACTATAATTATAAGTATGGTAGAAGCTTCAGTTCTTATGCCTTTGGGTCATTGTTTTAAATTGATTCAAGGTATGAAGAGTGGTTGGGCCGCTACTGGCAATGATAACACTTTATTGCATGAAATGATTTTTCGTTGTATTATGCGTCGATTGGGTTACATGTTACATATATTGTATGGCGATGATAACCTTATGCTAGTTCCTGACGCCATTACTGATGATATGTTAGTTGCTGAATATACAAGGTTTGGTTTGAAGATTAAGATTATTCATTCATCGAGATATTTGGGTGATGTTGATTTTCTTTCAAAGCATATTCATTTTAAAGACGGGTATTATTATGTTTTTCGAGCCTCTGTGGAGACGCATGCTCGTATTTTAATGCCTGAAGAGATGGATCCCAGACGGCGGGATCGTCCTGATCCTGTTATAGCTGCTGAACGTATTCTTGGTCATTTGTTGGACAATCCATTTAATGAGGACGTGAGGAATGTTTGTTATGAGCTGTTGGGAAAGATCAAGAGGGATTATGGGGTTGAATATATTGAGGTTCATGATAGAATGCGCAAATTTCACCCTTGGAGATTTTTTGATTTGGATAAAATTCCACGAAGATTTCCCACGGTTCCTAACAAAACATTTATTGAAGAATTGTATGGCGTTCCAATTCCTTCACATTTACGTATTAATTGGCCGAAGTTGCCTGAACACGTAGTTTGTGATAGATTAGCGCGGCAAACTGATAGTAATTTATTTGACGCTGCGAGCGAGTTTTCGAATGATGTAGGTTACAAAGCTTCTCAATTAGCTGGTAAGCAATTTAAAAGGCTGGTCCGGAAAATTTCACCTTATTCTCAGCCCGTGAACTGTTATGGGTTTCACGCGGCGCGTTTTGAATTTGCAGTTAAATTTTTTGGTATACGGTTTGATAGTATGCTCGACCTTGGGTCACACCCAGGAGCATGCGCT